CAATGCGAAGACCATTGGTTCGCTGACGAGCATTGGCGAAATTACGCCAGACAGCGAAGAACTGGACGCGACCACGCTGGACAGTTCGCTCGGCTACAGGGAGTTCCTACAGGGCTTCAAGGATTCCGGCGAGGTCACGCTGAGCGGCTATTATGACAAGACTGATGTCGGTCAACAGGAGTTGATTACGGGCTACGGCAACGGCGAAGTGAAGGCGGTGGCTGTCACTTTCCCCAACTCGGGTAGCGCGAACTTCCAAGCCTATGTCAAGTCGTTCACGCTTGGCTCGGCTGATGTTGATGGTATCGTTGGCTTTGGCGCAACCCTGCGCATCAGCGGTGCTGTGACCACCACCTGATTGGGGGTGAATAAATGCCTAAAATGAGAGCGCTGGGGACGAGCATTACTTACGCCCCGGCATACAATTCTGCTGACATTGACACCAAGGTCATTGGCTCGTTGACTTCTGTGGGCGAAATCAGCCCTGATTCAGAGGAACTGGACGCGACCTGCCTTGATTCATTGGGCGGGTATCGGGAGTTCCTACAAGGGTTCAAAGATTCGGGCGAATTAACCTTGACTGGCTACCTTGACCCTGACAAGCCCGGGCAGGCGAAAATGGTGACCCTGTACGGGACGGGCGCGTTGGGTTACTTCTGGGTGACCTTCCCTGACCAGGCAACAGTGGCGTTCAATGCCTATGTCAAGAGTTTCACTGTCGGCCCGGCTGAGGTTGATGGCATTGTCGGTTTCGGCACCACGCTTCGGGTATCGGGCTTGGTGCAGGTCATCAGTACGAAATATACCAACACCAACAATGTACTGGATGCTACTGCGTACACGGCGACAGGCACTCCCACATACCAGTGGTATAGCAACAACGAGAATAACTACGATTCGCCCACGCTGGTGACGGGCGCGACAGGCGCTACCTACGATACGGAAGGCGCGGAGGGGTACTATTTCTGCAAGGTGACTGTGCCGGGTTACCGACCAGTGAACAGCCAAATCTTCGAGGTTGTATGACAAGCCCCCGCCCTAACCCGGCGGGGCATTTCTTAAAATAAGGAGGCGCGATGAAAAGCATTGAACTAAGCGGCAAGCAGTACACGATTGAATTTGACATTAACAGCGGATGCGACCTTGAGGACGCGGCGGGGAAGTCGATTGGCGATGTGGTCAATGACGCGCTGACTAACTTCTCACTGACTTCGAATCGCCTGGTGTTATGGGGCGGACTGCGCAAGCACTACCCCGATATGACGCTGGCTGAAGCGGGCGACCTGCTGGCTGGAGCGGACAGGGTGTCCGTGTTGAACACCTGCGTCGAGGATATGAAAGATGCGGGTTTTTTCGGTCGGGCGGCGACAAAGCCGCCGAAGAAAGCGACAAAAGCTTCCGCGAAACCTACCACCAACTCATAGACAGTGCGTTTGAGGCCGGAATAAGCGATTCTTGGGCGTTCTGGCGCATGACCCCGGCAGAGGTCAAGGGTCGCATCAAGGCGCACGAAATAGCCCAAAAACGCGCCATAGAGGACGCGGATGTGCTGGCATGGCTGATTGGGTCGTATGTCGCGCACGGATTCCATGACCCGAAGCACTATCCAAAAAAGCCTAACGCTGTGGTGCAGACAAAGCCCAAGGGCACAATGGACAATGATGACATCAAGGACGCGCTGACGGTGTTCGCACAGGCACACAACGCCGCTGAAAAGGGGAAAACGCATGGCAATCACGCTTGAAGAACTACAAATCAAATTTTCAGCCGAAACAGGTGCGCTCAAAAGCCAGTTAAGCGGCGTGCAGAACCAACTTGCTGGGCTTGAAAAAAGCGCAGACAAGGCACAAAACTCACTCGGATTTTTGAAGAAAGCCGGGGCGGCCCTGGGCGGCGCAATGATTGGGCGGAAACTTCTCAACATTGGCAAGGACGCGGTGTTGATGGCAAACGATGTCGTCGAATCCGAGCAGTTGTTTGAGGTGTCCATGGGCAGGATGGAAGCCCGTGCCCGTGAGTGGTCTGACAACATTGGCGAATCACTGGGACTGAATCCCTACGACCTGCGGAAAAATGTTGGGATGCTCAATGTCATGTTTGGCAGCATGGGCGTGGGCGAAGAAGAAGCCTATGAAATGTCAACCAGCCTGACGCAACTGGCCAACGACATGGCGAGTTTCTACAACATGGACACCGAAGAAGCGTTTACGAAACTACGGGCAGGCATCACGGGCGAGACGGAACCCTTAAAACGCCTTGGCATCCTTGTGGATGAGAACACCATCAAGCAGTACGCCATGGCCAATGGCATCAGCAAGACGGGCAAGGAGATGACGCAGACACAGAAACTGCAAGCCCGCTATGGCGCAATCATGCAGCAGACCATGAAGGCCCAGGGCGACCTGGCCCGGACGATGGACAGCCCGACCAACCAGTTGCGTATCCTCAACAACCAATTTGACCAGGCGAAGATTGCGTTGGGCCAGGCGTTGCAACCTGCGCTGATTGCGGTGCTGCCGCATGTGACGAATTTTGCCACCGGGCTTGCGCGGCTGATGCGCGGCGAGTTATCTGGGAACCCTCTGAGTGGTTCGCTGTTGAGCCTTGCGGGCGCAACTGAGGCGATAAAATCCCGCATTGATACGTCAATTGTTGACATCGCTGCGGAGGTATCGCGCTTACAGGAGGGCACGGAAACAGCCATTGACGGGTACATCCAGGCTGCGTCAGAGACGCGCGAATTATACCTCAACATCAACATGAAGCCGCAAAACACCGTCTATACGAGAATAAACAATATTTTCGCGGACCTGGACAGACAAATCAACACAGCGTCGACGCGGACCTTCAAGGATGGGGTCAGGGAGCAACTCGACATCATCCTGCAGGATGGAGTGGTTACTGGCCCTGAGCGCCAAAGCCTGCTCGATTACCTGGCAGAAATCGAGGCGAAGCTTAGAGAGGAAGCCGAGGAAGAACTCAAGGCAATACAGGCAGATGCGGCGTATAAGCTAAACACGAAGGAAATCGACCTGGACACCCATGACCAGATGCTGATAGATGCTCAGACCGCGTATGACGCGAAAATTGGCGTAATTGAGGGCCTCATTGCTGAGGCAAAAGCCGAGGCCAATATAACCGACTGGACCGCCAGCACCATCTCGGCGGCTGACCGGACAGCGATGACCAACGCCATCAATAAAGAAATTGCCGCGGGTGAAGCCTTGCTTGTCTCGGCCAACGCGCAAGTCCAGGCGCTTTTCGAGGGGTCCTCACTGGAGGAGGCCGTGCTTGGTATGTACGGCGACCTGACGACTGAAATCAACAAGAAAAACGGTGAAATCAATGAACTTCTCACCGCGTGGCTTGAAGAGGACGACGGCGAGGCCTTCGAAAAGGCAATGGCCAAGCGCGAGGAAAACAAGAAACTGCTGGCGATTGCAACCGGTGGTCTGATAGCCGAGGGCAAGATAAACAAGGCGCTCATGGCGATCGGCGACGCGACACCTGAAGAAATAACCAACTTTGCCAAGGGCTACGCCGAAACCCTCAAGGAAATGACGGCGGGGTATATTGAGCGAGGTGAAGAGCGCGAAAACGTCCTGTACAATATGCCGGATAGTTATATTGCCAAACAAGGCAAGACCCGGAAGCAGATGCTTGCCGAGAATAAAGCCGAAACCAACGCCGCTATCGCCCAGGCCCAAGCGATGCTGTTGAAGTCTGTCGTGGAGGGCGTCGGGCCTCAAGTCAGCAAAATATTGAATGACCCAAATGTAGAGTATGACGAAACTTTTGACATGGCAGATGCTATTGACGGTCTATTGCAAGGCATCAATTTTGACGCTCTGGGCGAGAATAGCAAAGAGCAATACAACGCCCTGAAAAAGATGTTCAGCGACCTTGAAACCCTTATGGTGTGGCAGCAAAACAGAGACACCATACCATTCCCCGGCTCAACCAACGCGCCGCCTAAACTGACGCAGCACTATGATCCGATGGCTTACGAGAACAAGGGCTTGGTGTTTTCTGGGGCTGACATTACGATTTCAAACCCAAGAATGAAGTACCAGTCACTGCCTGACGGCTACGCAGGCAGGGGCGGCTCATTTGATGTGAACGTGGATGTTGCGCCACAGGACATCGTGGTGAACATGTACCTTGACGAGACACAACTTGGCAGGGCGAATATCCGGGCTACGCAGACAGTGACCAAATCGACAGGCGGCGGGGGTTCACATGTTAGCACGCCATTTTCGCCCGTGCCAATACAGGTGCTTGACTGATGTTAAAAATAAATGGAGTAACTGTTAAAACGCCATCAAGTTTGGTGGTATCTATCCGGAACGTGGGGTCACGGGTTGACATCAACGCGGCCGGAAATGCTGTGATGGACAGAACGGGCAGGAAACGTCGGCTTGACTTGCGGTGGCGGTATCTAACAAATACAGAAATGAGCGCCATTGTAAGCAACGCGGCGGACGCCTTCTTTTCTGTCACATACTATGACCCCGAGGACATGAGCGCCAGGACCCTAACCTGCTATTCAGAGCATTTTGAGTTTGGTATGCAGCGCTATTCAGGCACGGCGGCGGTTGGCTGGGAGGATGCCCGCCTTGAATTGATGGAGAGGTGAGAACGTGACTTTTGCGGAAGCAATGGCGGCAGAACAACGCCAACTAAACCTAAAGGCAACCATCCGATGTGTGGATGGGTTTATAATTAGCGCAACAGAAATTATGTCCGTATCTATTGACGAGGGCGGGCAGATGCCCCTGGGCTCGGCTGTATCGGCAAGATACACGCTGGAACTACCCAATGCCGATGGTGAATACCTACGCAATGGCTCCATCCTCGGAAACCGCTCATTGACCGGGGCAAGGGTGACGATACAAATTGGTGTGTATCACGATGGCGCGTGGGACTGGCAGCCGCTGGGGCTGTTCATTGTCGAGAAAACAAGCGCCAGGGAGCATGATACGCGCATCAGACTGACGGGCAATGACCCCTTGATTTTGTTGGATGTGGCGTATGGCGAGGACATCACTTACCGCAACAACACCACGCTAAACGATATTCTGGCGCACATCAGGAGCAAGGGCTTTACCATCAATGGTACGCTTGCTACAAACGGCACGTCGGTCATCAACTTCACGCCAGACTGGGGCGATGAGCCTACCGTCCGGGAAGTGCTGGGGTATGTAGCGCAGATTTGCGGCAGTTTCGTCAGGTGCGATAGAAGCGGAAATATCGAGCTTGCGCCAGCGAACGGCAGCACAACACACACGATTACCACAGACCGGTACCTTGATTTTACCGACGACGAGCGGTACTTTAACTTCAATCGTATTAAGGTCTTGCCTTACGGCGCGAAAAAAAGCGAAAGCCACGTGCAGGCATATGTGACATCGGCGGCTGAATCAGCGGCAAACACAATCGTCATCGAGGGCAATCCCCTATTCAAGACCAAGAGCACGACCACCTACTCAAAGGCCACATCCTGGCGGGAGGGCAGGCGGTACTATGTGCGGATTGATAATAAATATACCTACGTTGAGAACCCTCTTGAAACATCGCTGTCCTCGTACTACGTGGCAAACACCACGAGGAACACGACGAACCTGCAGGCGATGGTCAACAACCTCAAGACCGCGCTCACCGGGATGTCGTTTCGCGCACTGAACTTCACATGGCGCGGCAATCCTCAGGTGATGGTAGGTGACAAGGTTGCCATTGTTGATACCCGTGGCGTGACCACGACCACGGTCAACTTGCAGCAGACCTTGAGGTTTGACCAGGGTTTCAAGAGCGAAATCTCTTGTCCCTTAGACCTCCAGGCGGTGTACCCATCAACAATCACGTCAAGTGGGCGGGTGGTACCGCCCTATTTTGGCGAGGGCACAATTGACGGCACGGCTATTGCGGTGAGCTCGCTTGTGGGGACACAGATTGCAGACGGCTCAATCACCAACAGCCAAATCAAGGGCGGGACGATTACCGGCACGGAGATTGCTGATTCTACTATCAAAAATTCACACTTCCAAGACGGGACCATCAGCGGGTCGATTTTTGAGGACGGCACGATTACCGGCAGTAAAATTGACGCGAGTACGTTTACAAACGGGCAGATAAGCGGCACGAAAATCACCGACAGCACCTTGACAAATTCAAAGTTTGTGGACGGCACCATCGAAGCGTCTAAAATCAAGGACAGCACCCTCACTAATTCAAAATTCGTTGATGGGACTATTGAGGGGTCAAAGATCAAAGACAGTACCCTGACCAACTCGAAATTTGCTAACGGAACAATCGAAGGGTCAAAGATCAAAGACAGCACGATCACCGGAAGCAAAATCAACGCATCGACATTTACCAACGGTCAAATCAGCGGGTCGAAAATCGACAGTTCGACGCTGACCAACATCCCTTACGCTCAAATCAAAGACCTTGATGTAACCGGCGACGCTATATTCCGGCAGTCCGTTTTAGGCGACGGTACTTTCTACCTTGACAGGCTGATCGTCAACTCCGCCAACATCGGCACGGCGACCATCGGCGAACTGATGGTCCGTGACGCGCAGGGGAAACTGCATAAAGTGCTGATTGGGACGAATGGCGTTGTGTCGAGCGAAGAAGTCAAGGTAGACGGCCAGAACTTGTCCAATGACGCGATGATGCAGGTGTCGCAGCGGCTTGTTTGGCGGCAGGCAACACAACCATCAGCGCCGTTCATCGGCATGATCTGGATGGACACGTCGCTGACCCCGGCCGGAAAGCCTAAAGAAATCCTCAGACGGTGTACCGCCATCACGCCGAGCGTGGTATGGGAAGTTGTACAATCAAACGAGCTGCACACGAACGTCATCGACGTTGACGACAACGGGATGAATATCCTGTCCGGCGGAAATCTCAATCTGCTGTCCGGAGGGGCGATCAACATCAAAAACCTCAGCGGCACGGATAACGTCATCAACATGGACAACACCGGCCTGACCCTATCCTCGACCGGACAACTCAAACTGCAGTCCACCGACAGCATCATCATCGGCGGCAGCCCTTTTGGAGTAGGTGGCACCAATCTGTTGCTCAACTCTGACTGGAGCAAAGGATTGCAGAGCGGTTGGGAAACAAATGGGCCGGGATTCCTGGACACT